TCAAGCCCCCATAAACAAGCTGTGTCCCGATCTCCCCAACAGCGGCAGACCGTATCCGATCAGGCAGCACTGATCCAGCGCGAACAGCACTACCGACCCCAACTTCTGACCCTCCGCAAGCGCGACCTCTTTTGCCCACGGCGTGGTGTAGTCGCCGATTCCCACCAGGTGCGCGCTGTTCCCCTGAGTGAAACCCAATCCTATGGGCAGATCGATTGAAGTCTGCGCCTGGTTCAGGTTCCGGTCCCCAGTATAGGTGAAGTTCTCGGTCTTGAAACAATCGAGGTTCGCCGGTATCCACGTGGCCGGCAGGTTAATCACCTGGGTCAGCGGCGCGTTGTTAGTGTCCGGCGGATACAGCACCTCAAACAGTGTATTCGCCTGGGTCTCGCGCACGAATGCCATAATCGCGGCCGTGAATTTCCCAATCAACCCGGGCAGGAACGCCGACTCTTGCGGGTATGGAGTCGGGTCGTTGCCTGGGTCCGTGAAGACGTGCATTGGGCGCCCGTATTGCGATTGGAACGTGCTGGTCGTGTAGATGTCGTAGAACGGCATGCCGCCATTCGGAATCGGCGTCCAGTTCCCCGCTGCCGGATCCGCTGGTGGGCAGAAGTACCACCATTGAACCTCGCCGAACTGCAAATACGGCTGCACCCCGGCCTGCTCCATCACGTTTGCCATGTCCAGATAAACCTGCTGCCAGAACGCCAGGCTCGTCGGCGAGAAATTCGTCTGTAATGCCGGTGTGTTCACCATGGCCGGGCTCCCATTCGGGTAACGCTGCGCGATGCCTGCCGCCACCGACGGATCCCCGTTTCCGAGTTCTGTGCTGAACGATGCGGTCACGGCGATACCGTAGCCCTTGAGCGCGGTGTAGAAGCTCTTGCTCCAGTCTCGCGCGGCCCGATTGATCAGCGGTGTCGCGGTTGGATCTGTCAGCCAACTTGCATCCACGCCGCCCGCCAACGCGCCGCTGGTTTGGGCCTGCAGCGTCGTGCTGCCGCCCGTATCGGCCACCAACATGAGACCGTTGCCGGCGCTGCCCATGGCGCGCGCGGTGATCGTCAGCACCCCATTGTGGGCCTGCGCCCACACGCCCGTCGAACCCTCATTGACCAGTAGTTCGAACGCCAGCGCCAGGCTTACCGGCGTATCGCCAATCAGATTCAGATGTGTGAGCAACGTCGGCCCCAGCGAGATTTCCGTCGTCTTTCCGAATTGCGCGGTGCCTGAAAACGTAATCGTTCCTGTCGCGTACACCTGTCCCGGGCAGTACAATTCGTAAAACCAGAGCGCGCCCGCATAGTGATTGCACCTGCCCGTGAAACCCAGCGCCTGGATCAGCCACGCCGTCCGCTCCGGAGCCAGCGCCTGTGAGTGCAGTGTGTCCCAGTCAGTTGCCAGAGTGGTCTCTGTGTTCGGCGTAAACGTGGGCAGGTTCTCAGTCGGGATCGCCACTTCCAGAAAATCGAAATAGAAATACGCTCCCGCAACCCCCGTATGCGTGACCGTCACTGTATGTACGACTTGTGCAGCCAGTATTCCCAGGTCCCATCGCAACAGCACATCTTCCCCGGAAAGTTGCAGATCTACTGTCAGCGCCGGATCTTGATCTATCTGGACGGATATCTGGGCGCAGGCCGCCGCCATCCGCGTTCCTAAGTATAGGGTGTGACTATGCGGCGCTTGATACGAGTGACTTACACTTGCGCCCGGTATTGTTGCGTAACTGATCGACCCGCCCGAGTAGTTGCCAACCTCCCGCGTCCATTGCCCTGTATAAGTCAACGACGAATCGTCGTCCTCCACGCGCCAGCTTCCGACCCCCGCTACCTCGTAAACCCGATTCGCGCCGGTCACTGTCCAATTCGATAGTATGACCGAAAACTCGCTGCGTACGAAGTCGCCCGGCTGCAGGTCCGCTGCCCACGTCCAGCGCAATTTGCGAACCGCATTCATCGGCACGGGAACGGTGGCGCCCGCGGCGTTCAATCCGTTTATGGAGGTGAAATTCAGACTGATTTGCCACTGGCTCGGCGATGCGCCGCCGCCGAGTAACTGCGACACTGGCTGCCAGCTCTCCGTCTGGGCGCCGAAGACATTTCCATACACGCCGATGCGGTTGCCGTTCTCTCCCGTCGTGCTGCTGGTCAACGTCAATGTGATCTGAGCCCCGCTCGCCGCCGCCTGCATGGTTTGAGAGAAGGCGTTGATGCTGTTGGCCACCGCCGCCGCTGCCGATGCCAGTGTGTCTGAGCCGCTGAGCTGGTATGTGTAATGCTCTTCATCCCACGCCAGCTCTATATAGTCGTTGCCCGTGGGCGCACCTTGCAGCTCGAACGTGGCTGATGCCGCCACATAACTCCCGGCCACTGCGGTCGCATATGGCTGCAGGGGGATCTCGTAAACTTGCTCTCCGGTGCCCGGATCGGCCCATACCCGCAGATAAGGCCACGGAACTGTCGCATACAGGACCGAATCGAGCGGTATGCAGTTGGTCCGCGTCTCCTGGTAGGAAAGCTGCAAGCCGCTTAAGTCGGCGTCCGGCAGGTTTCGCAAGACTGGATGTTCGAAAACGTTGTCGCGGTTCCACTCCACCACCGCCCAGTCGCTCTGCTCGCGCCAACTGCCCGAAACGGTAAAGCCGCTCGGACTTGTCTGACTCAGTGCGGCTACCGCCGAAGGTTCATAAAAATAACACTGTAAGTCCTCGTTAGGAGTGAGCTTCTGGAGAATCATGTGTTAGCGTCCTGTTACAGTCGTATAAGAACGGTCAGGTCTTGCCCTGGACTCGTCTCCCCCACTGCCGTTATTGCCAGGCTTAGTTGGGCTTGCTCCTGCAGAGGCATCCCAAAACCGTCGAACGCCAGCGAACTCGTAGCGCCGTCCGGAATCGTGAGAGTGCAATACGGCGCTCCGTTCTGGCTCAAAATCATTACAATGGGACTTCCTAGGGGTGCTTGCTTCACCACCGCGGATACATCCGACACCGCATGCGCCGCTTCCACCACCACATTCGGCGACGGATCGCTATCCACCGCCAGAAATCCCTGCACTTGTATCGAGAACTGCCCGCCCGAGAGCGTCCGCAGCCCATAATCCACTGACTGTGTCAGGTTTGCGGACGCCATCGGGCTGTTGCCTCTGCTGTTCGTGACGAACAATTCCGCACTAGCTACGCGGACGTTCGGCAGCTGCACCGGATAGCTCCACATCCCGCTCAATGGGCTGCCGAAGAAATCCAGCGGAAAAGGCACTACCGTGACTATGCTCAATAAGTGGTACACCGGAGTCTGTGCCGGATACGCGGCCAGTGTGGTGCCCTGCATTCCGCGCGTCACCTGGTATTCGAGGCCGCCGTTCTGCGGCGCCGTCACCTCGAGGACTTCCGCCTCGATCTGAATGAACGAGCCCGCCGTCGCCGGACCCGCCTGCGTCAGAGTTAGAGTTGTGTCGGTCGCGGCCATTGCCGCTGCCAGAACAAACTGAGTGTTCCCCGCCAACTCGTTCCAATAATAGAGTGTCAGCGTGCCCGCCGTGACGCTGGTTGTGTTGGTCAGCTCCGGGAATGACACCCCACTGATGACCACCGTCCCGCCTTGAGAGGATGAGGCCGCCAGACCGAACAGCGGCTGCGGCGGTGGATCAAGGTCGCCCAACCCTCCACCGCCTATCATCCACCGGGTCAGCGTCGATAGTAACGGCGGCCCCTCCAGATCGTTCGCATTCGCGGCCCTGCCCTGGATGTGCAGAGTGACCCCCGTTTCGTTGGGAACCTCGAACTGCACCGGGCTGGTCTTGGCGGCCGCCGCAAAGTGCCATCCCGACTCCGCCACGACAAATAAGCTCGTCGCATCCGGCTGCACGGCCCAAGGTTGCGTAAGCGTCAGCGTGGTCACCGTATTAGACGCGATGCTGTACTCCTGATCCGCCCCGGTTCCGTCTACGATCCGCACTATCATGCCCGCATAAGCGACATTACCCATCTCCGCCGTCGTGTTCCCCACGGTGTTCGCCGAAACGATAGTCGCCGAATATTCCGGTTGCAGCTCCAACCGCCAGTAAAAATTGGCATGATCGAAGTTGGGATCCGGATACGCCACTATCTGCGCCGGGAATCCCGTATCGGTAAAGCTGGCGGCCGGTGTCTGGTTCGTCGCGATCCGGTACATCTGAGATGGGTTCGCGCCCCGGTACACGTTGAAGCCTGTCACGTGGGATGAGAAGCTCAATCCCGTAAGGGTCACGCTATTCGTATTCGATCCGGACGGGATGCTTGCGAATATGACAAACGATAGCGTACTCTCGTTCCCCGCCGAGTCGAGCGCGCTCACCGCGTAGTACAGGATTTGATCGCCCGCCAGCGTTCCTCCGGCGCCGATGGTCGCGGCCAGGCTGACCAGCGGTATGTTCGGCCCGCCCGGCGAGATAGTCGCCGGAACTAGAAAGCCAACGGTTAGCTCTTCGGATACTCCGCCATCGCTGGTGTTGTCGGAGCTCTCCACGATCTGGTACTGGTAATCGCCGCTTGAGTCAATCGTGTTTCCGAGCAACGGACGCGGCACTCCCACGCCCGCATTGGGTTGCCGGTTTGCTCCGGTGTCGCCCGGGATTTGCCCGTTCGTATCCTCATACCAGTCGTCCTGATAAATCTGCGCCGTTATCGTGGTGATCCGGTAGTTAGCACCCGGCGCCATCTTAGTAACCCGGAATGGCTGTCGTTGAAAGCCTTCCTTAAGATAGGTTACGGTGATGATGTCGCCCGGCCGCAACCCCAGTGCTACCACACTGGTGTCGAAAGAGATGTACGTGTTACCTTCGATCGACTTATCCAACGTGAATTGCAGGATGCGCGCCGCCTGATCGTAGTTCGGAATTCCCAGGGTGTTTAGTGTAGTGGTGACTATTTGCCCGATCAACGCTATGTCGTCTACATCCACCATCACCAGGCTGTCCTGCTGATATTCGTTGAATGCGTCTTGAAACTCCACCGTCAGTTGATTCGGCGAGTCCGCGATGCTCCGCGAAGACATTTGCACGCTGGATGAGCCGTTAGGCTTCCGCAAAATGTTCGCGACGCCGGTTGATCCGTCGCTGAATTCATAGGCTGGCCATCCCCCGAGCAGCGTCTCCGTGCTGTTGCTCCATGCCGGCAGCGCCGGTTGCTGCAGCGCGATCGAATTCTCCACCTCCAGTTGCAACAAGCCGCCCGTTTCGTAAGTAAATATCAGGCGCGCCGTGTTCCGAATGCCGCGTATCACGTCTCCCGCGTTGCGCCGGCTCTGTAAGAACAGGTTGCACTGAAATCGCGGGATCATGATGTTGTTCCCGTTAAGATCCTGCGTCTGGATCTGCTGATCGCAGAATGCCGCCGTCGCCGCGAAAGTTGTGAGGTCGACGTTGGCGGTGCTCCATCCGCTCCGCTGCAGAATGTCCAGCAGGATCCACGCCGGATTCGCGGTAAACACCTGTGCTAGAAAGCTGCCGTCCGCTGCGTAAGTCGGCAACCGCAAGCCATCCGCCAGCACCTGCACGACCGGCAGCGATTGTCCGTTGTTGAGCTGATTGGGCACCACCACCGCAAGGTACCCCATGCTGCCGTACGGGTCGCCGGCCGGGTTGCCCGACGCGTCGGTGAAGTACGGGTCGAAGGCGCCGCTCCGGCTGCCCAGAGTGATCACGTTGTACCAGCCCGTGGATGTCATGTTCTGGCCGGCTTGCCCCAACGGGATAGCGATGTTATTCACCAGCACCGTTTGCACGTCCTGGATGGGCCCCATCCCGAGCAATACTTCCAGGTAAGTCAGGTTGCCGTCATTCCTCGAGAATACGATCGGCGGGTAATACCATGCCGTGCCATATAACAGCGGAACAAAGTCGTTGTATTCCGCCGTGTTGTCTATCACTGGCGCGTAATATCGCGCTGCCTGGCCGTAACTTCGCACCAGGATCGACGAGGGCACAAATTCAAGGCCGCCGAATCGCATCTCGCCGTTGAACATCCCTCGGGCCTCACAGTCTGTCCGCGTGTATGCGCAGGAGGTGTAAGGCACTCCCCCGATCATGCTCCCCACGCCGCCCGGCATGTCCGGCGAATAGCCGCAATTGTAAAACTGCGAGTACTGCCCGCTGCTTCCACCCGATACCGCTTCCTGCCTCTGCGCCGCGTTCGACGGAAACAGCCACGGACAGCGTCGCTGAATCCGCACTGGCGGCAGCAACACTCTCTGCATGTTCATCAGGTTGATCGCCGAGAGAGTAAAAAGTGATTCCGTGCTCTGGTCCGGCGGGTTGACGATGCCTTGAAACATGACCGCCGCGTCCGACGTCGGCAAATTCGTCAGCAGATCGTAGAAGAGAAATGTCACCGTCAGCGTGGAGCCCTTCCAGCCCACCTCCAGCTCCAATTCCGAAAAGTACGAATCGGCGTTGGCCAGCCCTAGCGAGACTCGGGGAATCACGTCCACCCCCTGATCTGACGATGTCTGCACCTCTAACAGGTTGTGCTTCATCACTCGCGGCGCATACGTGTTTCCGTTGTAAGTCACCTGGTGCGTGCTCCAGGATTCCGCCTGCCCGTTTGGCAGCAGGCAGTCGAACAGCAGTAGCGGTGTGTCGGTAACCGCCTGCTCCTTCAGATCATAGATGCTCAACATTGATGATATTCATCTCGCAGGAGTTACGATTAGGACCCACCGTCGTGATAGTCATAACATCGTCCCGGAACCGCGCGTTGGGGTAGACGCCGCCTGTCTCGGCCGTCTGCTTGTAAAGGGAGGCGGCAGGCTGCGCCTCCACTTGCATCCCGAACACGTCCACCGTGCTGCCTGGATTCAGCGCAACGCCGAAGCTGATCGTCTCGTCTTCGTTGGACTGCTGCCCTGCCGACGCCAGCCGGGTCCACTCCGGCGAGATCGTATACGCATTCGTTTGCGAGCCTTGCACCAGCCACACCTGCGCGCTCTGGTCGCTGCGCACGTAAACGCTCAAGCAGTACTCCAACGAGGCTGGGGCGGCGATCGCTTGCTGCAGAATCTGCGTGGCCAGACCCGCGTTACTCACTTGAAATGCCCTGGTGCCTCCCAGCGGATCCGCAATGTTTGCCGTGAGCGTCAACAGAGGGTCTGCCTGCCATATGGCCTGGTTCAGCGCTTCGCTCCACGCCAGCAGGTTGTCGGTGGGATCTACAAATGTGAAAGGTGTCAGTCGCCCCTCCGTCGCCGCAAAAAGCACCTCGAGCGCGGCCAGTTCCTGATCGTTCAGCTCCGCGAAGGATATCTGCCACTCCGTGGTCGCTGCTCCCGGGTCGGCCAGTTTGATTTCATAATCCTGGACGCTCTGATTCACTATGGTCCTCGCCGTCAGCTTCTTCTGAATCGGAAATTGGCCGGTGGCTCCTGTTGAGAGTTGCGGGAAATAGAGCATATCAAGTCCTGTTCTCGCAAACGGTGACAGTGGTCGCGCCTCTCATCTCGCCCGTCACTGTGAATGCAAATGTATCCGCGGCCAGGCTGCAGTTCGCATACACTGTGCCGTCCCACGGGTCTGTGAATGAGAAGGTTCCGAACGAGCCCTGGTTAGATACGAAGAATTGATCGTACGCGGCAAGCTCGGACTCGTCCAGCAAGTCCAGCTTGATGGTCCACCTATGCAGCACCGCGGCGTAGTCTCTGTACCGTTGCTCCGTGCCATCCAGGAAACGGACTACGTCCGTGCTGAATTGCAATACCCGCTTGCCCGGATATTGCATGACCGCGCCGGTTTTTAGCGTCGGAAACATAACGGTTAGAGATCGTTCACTACGTCGTTTAGGGAACTCATATTCAGCATCGCTTGCCGCACGGCTTGCGCAATGTCGTCGCTATGGTCGAGAAACGACTGGCTATCCATCGCTTGTACTTGGACGGTAATCTGCTGCGTCGAGCTGGCTCCGCTGCTGGCCGGTTGACTGGCTGGCTGTTGATTGGCGGCCGGTTGATTAGTGCTTGATGGACTGGCGGTCTTGGGTAGCCCGTTCTCTCCATAGGTCACGTCCTGGTCGTTAGTGGTGGTCTGCAGGTTCAGCGCCGGAGGCATTGAATAGGGCACCAGCGGCGCCGGCTGTTGCGACTGACCGCCGCCAAAGAGACTCGTGAAGATGGATATCAGGGGTAGCAGGCTCAGACCACCGCCCAAAACCGAGCTCGCCGTGCTCACTGCGTCTGACGCCGCTGAGCCGCCGCTGCTGCCGCTGCTCTTCGTCTGCGTCTCGACACCCAGCGCGTCCGTGTTCGCGGAGGTTGCGTCCGTCTGCGCGTCGATCACTTGCGTTGCCTGAGTCAAGGCATCCGTCAAGCCCTGATCGGTGGAAGTGGACTGGTCCCCCGCCGTGCCGGCCGCGCCGCCTCCGCTCCCCTGACTTCCGGCGGCATTATTGAACGCGCTCAGAATGGTCTGTTGTGATGTGCTCGACATGCTAGCGTCCTGTTATATGATTTGCTTGCTTGCAAGCACTTCCGACCGCGAACCACGACCGTCAGGGAGCGGTCCTCAATTCCTGAGCGGGACGCCCGGCTAGAACGCCCCTTGACGTCTGCCTCGCGCGGGCTCCCGCGCCTGTTGCGCCCCGGCAAGCTCATGCTCCAGAATCAGAAACGCCTCCACTTCCCGCGCTCCCAGCCCCTCTATACCCCTTTGTCCAAGCTTGCGCCGCACTAAATACTCCTCTACCCATGCCAGGCTCTGTGCCGTAATAAACGATTTCGGACAGGCCATGGTGGCGACGCTATTCCTGGCCCAGATCACGCGCGGCGCTGTCTCCAGAGCACGCGGTATCCAGCCGCAGCGCCGCTTCATCTCCAGGCCGGCTTTACGGCATGTCTCGCACTCCCAGCCGGCTTGGTTGGAAAATTGAAAATGGAGTGCGACGATCAGTTTTTTCTTTCGGATTCCGACAGCCCGCACTGTTGCTTGATGGCCGTCAGCGCCTCCCGGAAAAGCTCCTCGGGACCGCTTCCGGCCAGTGCATCCGGGGTGGCCGGCATTCCGTCCAGTTCCAAACCGGCCACTTCCTTCAATCCCCAGACCAGGTAAAGACGGTCGATCTCGGACGCCAGCAGAGCGGCTTCCATTTTTTCGTCAGGACTGTCGCCGGCCTCCAGAAACTCCTTCCGCAGCCCCAGTTTCCGAATCCTGCGGGTCAATTCCACCCGCCGGCCGAATGACATCTTGGCAACCGTGTAACTCACCCCCGGCGCCAGCTTGGAATCTATGACTTCATAACTCGTATATTCCATAAGGCCGACCATGACTACCCGAACGCCACCACGATTTCGTTATCCGTCGTTCCCTGCGCTCGGGAGCTCTGAAACTTCCACTGCAGCATGTTATCGCTGTCATCGAACTGTGGCACCACCGGTACCATGCTCATCAGATAAACGGCCATCACCTGTCCCGCCTGCTGGCCCAACTGGAACATCACGCTGACTGGAGACTGTTGCCTGGCCGCCTGGTACAAGCTTGGCGTTGCGGTGTCATTCATCTCGTATAGATTGAAATTCGCCGTCACCGATCTCTTACCGGGTGCGATCGCCCTCGGCAGATTTGTGCCGAATTCCTTGGATCTCATGTCAAGGCCGTTGTCCAATTGAAACGAGCCACTCGTAATCGTATAAAACTGGTTGGGCGTGCTGCCCATCCACGCCTCTCCCATATTGCCCGGCACAATCGAATAATCGAACGCCCCCAGCGCCGGCTCCGCCGGGAAGACCGTAAGTTGCCCCGACCCGCTCGCAAAACTTGAGCTGTCGACCAGGTCTTGCGCCATACCGTTGAACCCAAACTGGTGAAAGTCGCCATTCACCGTGACTGACATCTGGTTCACCGCCGCTCCACATAGGAGTCTCTGTACCGCTGTAGCCGGGTCCCAATAGTCGAACAGGCTGAGGCTCGGCAGGTTAGTGGCTGGAAAATACGAAATACTCGGCGAGATCTGGGTCCCCGCTCCCGGCGCAGTGGAGAAGGGCGCGTTCACCTGCACCGTGGCCGTGCTGACAATTGCCGTTACAAACCGGATCTCCCCATTGCAGGAAACGCCTTGGCCCACACTCAGGCCGTGCGGAGCGTCAAATGCCAGGGTTGTGCCGCTTGAACCCGCCGCGGCCGTCCCCCCGTTGTACATCACCGGAGGCGCTCCCAGGCTCGCTTGAAACAGCGGCCCATAAGCCGGCCCCGAGCCCTGGCCCCCCCAGCTGGTCATGTAAGTCGTCAGATCGAAGGTGGTTTGCAATCGCATTCCCACCGGCAGACCGACAAATGTCCGACTGCCCGTCTTGTCTTTCCGGTCTGCCTTCTCGATCTGATTCTTAGCCGTCAGCTTCACCGCCGGAAATCGGTTCAGCGACGTGACCGCCGGCACTTGTCCGTAGGCTTGTTCCAGCCCAGCGTAAAACCGGTTCGCATTCGACGAAATGTACGATGCCATAACGTTAGTTACTCACTCCCACGTCGAAAGTGACCTTCGCCACTTGAATGAAGTTCCGGCCGCCATGCTTCACTTGCCCGAAGGCAGCCTCATATCCGCCCGCGTAGAACATGCCTTCTCCCCAGTCTCCGCGATTCTGGTCGAGCACCTGTGTCACCGCGTCGAGATACATCTGCGACTGTGCTTCGATCCCTTCCAGTCTGTCTTGCGATACTCGTACCTCGATCGTCATGACAGCGATGCCGGAAAACACGCGGAACTTCTCCTTGAGCTGGTTCACGATCTTGTCGCAGTAGACGCTCACCGCCGGATAGGTCACGTCCGTGCTGCGTTCGGACAGGTCGATCGGTACATTCTGCGCCAACAACTGGCTCCCGGCCAGTGGCGTCGCGGTGGTGTTGAGGGCCTGTGCCAGGGTCGCGACGCACGCGTTCAGCCCTTGCGGCATGCTCAGTAACCCGAGCACCTGCGTAGTAACCGTGCTGCCTACCCATGCCATCTCTTTAACCTCTCTGGATCACGCGCGGGAGAGAGCGCGTATAGTTTGCCGCTTGCCCGGTGCCCGGCGCTGTCCCCCCGAGGCTGACCGGTGCTGCCTGAATCCACACTTGATCGAGCGCCAAAGGCGCCGAATTTTGAAGTGTTAACACCGTGGCTAGTGTTCCTGCATAGACATTCCAGCTCACAGCGTTTGTAGGTTGACTGAGAGGCTGTACGACCAGGACGTTTCCAGCCTCCACCGTCAAAGCGGCAGCGTCGCCCGGCTGTCCCTCCTCGCCTTCCACATTCAGCCACGAGACACTTGCATAATAAGTCGCTGCCGGTTGCCCGCCTGGGATCGCAGTCAATTGCGGCGCGGCGGCCTCCGGCAGCGGGTCCGATACAATTCCAAGGCCGCTCTGGATGAGCTTCTGCATAGCCCACTTGGCGAGTTGCTGAAATTGGTTTCGCTTGGCCTGATAGCGGTCGTTCAGTTGGTTGTAGTAGGCGTCCTGGTAAACCAGCGTCAGGCTCTGAAACACGTGCCATAGCTGCAGCGGCGGCGTGACCACGATGTTGATCAACTGCGGGCTGGGAGGCAGCCAGACGTCCCAGCCGCAAGTGTTGCCCGGCTGTAACAGCGCCATCACTTCGATCCCCAGCTCTGTCAGCGCGATCGCCAGTTTCTGAGTCAGGTCGATGTTCTCCGTTTGTGCCGTTGTCAGCACGGAGTTGTCTTGGTTTATCAGATCCTGAATCGTCGATATGCCGTCGGTGAACAGCGCCATTGACTTTTGTCCTACTCTCCACCCGACCGCGTGCCGCCCTTCAGCCTCCGCAGGTCGTTCTGTGAAACTACTGTAAATTGCATCCGCGAGGCCGCCGCAAGCTGATCCGCCCGGCTTTTGGCCTCCGCTTTCCGCTCCTGAAACTCACTGACTTCCTCGCTCGTCGCCAAGCGCGCGGAGCCCTCCACGATCATCTTCGCGGCCGTGCGCCTCGGAACCTCGGTACGCACTCCCTCCCGGCCGCCGTCCGGAGTATCCAGGCTAACCATCACAACGGACAGGTCGCTCAGGCTCTTCTCGATCTCTCGAATTTTCCTGTAATAAATCTGTAAGTCCATGGCTCCCCTTTGTAGGGGCCGGTGCGCCCGGCCCCGCCCCTAGCTAGCTGTTCACCTGCACACCGAAATTGTTCTGGAGCACCGCGCACCCGTACAGCACGTCCACCGTAAACTGCTG